GATTCACCTGTATTCGCCATAAGCGGTTATCGTATTCAGCCAGTACGTCACTACAGCCCATATGTACAATATGGGCTGGAACATCCATTTTTAACAGGCGCGTGGTGCAAATATGCTCACCTATTTCGCCAACCTGTATATTTGATATTTTTTTCAGCGTTCTTTCCCCAAAAACGCCCCTTCCAAGTAATTATGAACAAGTTTAAAAAGTTTGTAAAATGAAGATTTTATGTAGATATGCCCACGAAGATTCCTCCGTACCGGAGGGATGGACGTTTAAAAAGCTTGGTGGGCACCACGGAGCTAATGGATATGGAGTGTTAACCATGGCAGATAATAGAGAAAAGGATGATTTCTATCCGACACCACCTTATGCAACTCAAGCGCTGATGAACCATTGTCCGTGGTTCGAGGGCGGTTTTATGCATGATTATGACTATGATTATTGGGAGCCTGCCTGCGGTGATGGTGCCATATCAAAAGTTTTAAAAGAAGCGGGCTGGCGCGTATATAGCACGGACTTAATTGACCGAGGCTATGGTGATGCGACAAATGTAGATTTCTTGATGGAAAGTAAGATGCGGGCACCGTGGATTGTCACCAACCCGCCTTACAAGTTGGCTAATGAGTTCGTGAAGCATTCACAATGGCTCGTGGACAGCGATTCGGAAGCACATGGTCACGCTATGTTATTGCGGTTAGCGTTCCTTGAGGGGCAGAAGCGTTTCACTGAGATATTTTCACAGTTTCCCCCCAGCCATGTATATGTGTTTAGTAAGCGTTTAACGATGATACGGGGCGATCACGACGAGGCGTGGTATGGTAGTGGCAAAATGGCGTTTGCGTGGTTTGTGTGGGAGCGTACAGACAAGTACCACACTGCGGGGCACACTACAGAAATGCATTGGATAAACGATTAGGAGCGAGGATGTTTTGGGAACGGCAATGGTTAGCACTTTCCTCGCCCCTAATAAAAAAGACCGCTTATTGCGGTCTTTTCTTTTATACGAGCCCTTTCCTTTTTTGGATGGGACTATTCGTAATTTATACAGCGGCCTTGCTAATTGACGGGCGAAGGGATTCTTGCGTTTTTGCATAAGGAGATTCCTCCTGCATTAAAAGAGAGGCTGTTACTCCCATGTTATACAACGCTTCTGTCATAGGATTGTCTGAAGCTTTGTCCCCCCGTCCTGTCATAAATACTTCTACAGGCTGAAGGCTTTTTGGGTGATAACTAACGGTAACCGCCATGCCCATGCCAACATCTTCTGTCACGCAGGGTCTACGGTTGGGTAAATCCAACATACATTTCTCCATTTTATAAATTTGATTCTAAAAGCATATATAGAAGTGCTGGTTCAGTCTATATATTAATTTTTTGTTTTTATCTCATAACCCTCTGATTTACAAAAAACGTCAAACATGACACGAAGCTGTCCAGAAATACTTCTGTTCTCCATCCCAGCTATTTTCTTTATTCCTACGTATACTTCTACAGGAACAAGAACTGATTTCCATTTCGTAGTGTCCATTATCATCTCCAAAACATAAAAAAGCGGTGGGGGGTTACAACTCCCTTTCATCAGACGGGTGAGAAAACACCCCCACGGACTTGGCTTTCGCTACTTACTCACAGTAGAACCCAGTTACTCCACGCCCTGCCTAAGACAATATAGGACTTTATATTTACAATTGCAAGAAAAAAAGGCCCCGCCGAAGCGGGACCAGTTAGGGAGGAAACGCCATGAAAACTACATACTGTCGCCCCAGTTGGAACCAAGCTCAATATCCGTCTTCATAGGTACCTCTAATGGTATGCCAGAACACATTATGTTGGCAAGTTCTTTTGCATCATTTTCGGATTTAACACTGAACGCAAGTTCATCATGCACTTGTAACAGTGGAACGGTTCCCTGTTTATATACATCCACCATGGCTTTCTTTGTCATATCCGCAGCAGAAGCTTGGATAAGTCTGTTCAAAGCCTTGTACGCCATAGCTCGTTGTAGTGCCACATTGGGGCCATAATGTACTTTAGCTTCTTCCAAGGGCATAGCTTTATGCATACCAAATGCCTTCGGCTCAAACATAGGAAAGCGACATTTGCGGCCCATTAAGGACCGGATAGAACCCTCTGAGTTTCCGTTCTGTACGCGATCCTGTACAACCTTCATAAGTTTTTTTACAAAGGGTACTTCTGTATCATATTGCTGAGTAAGTTCTTTAGCTTCATCCTTAGAAAGATCTAATTGTTCAGAAAGTTTTCCTACCCCCATTCCGTACATCATACCTAAATTGATTGTCTTGGCCTGTTTACGTGGGATGCTCGCCATGTCTGCCACCATGGTATGGAAATCCATGTCGGGATTATTGGTGTACCCTTCTACAAATTTCTCTACCTTTGGCATCTCTATGCGGGTGTTCTTTTGATATAAGGAAGCAAAGTGGACCAAGATCCGCGGTTCCTGTTGCGAGTAATCTATAGACGCCCACTTCTCACCTTCTTCCGGTAAGAATACAGAACGTATCATAGGCCCTAGCTCTGGGTGCCGCGCGGGAATTTGTTGAAGGTTCGGGTTAGACATGGAAATTCGCCCGGAAACCGTGCCGCCATCATCTGACCGGATTTGATTGATGTGCCCATGAATGCGCCCGTCTTTACCAATATGTTTAGAAAGCCCGTCCATAAAAGTATTTTTACTTTTGTCATATTCTCTGGCTAATAAAATTTGTTTAGCTAGGTCGTGCTCATGGGTAGTTAGAAAAGCTTTAGTAAATGACGGAGCGCCTTTCGCTGTTTTTGGATACGGCAAGCCCACCTCATCAAAAGCTCTAGCTATGGACGCCGCCGCCCAAATCTCAACATTAAAACCGGACAGAGCTTTTACGTTATCTAAAGCTTTCTTCTTTTCTTTAAGCATGAACTGCGTTGCGCGTTCCATAGCATCTGTATTGACGCGGACTCCTTTAAGAGTCATATCCACTAAGCACGGTAGAAGGTCGCGCTCTAATTCAAACACTGTTTGGATACCCTCTTTAGTTAACTGAACTTTAAAATATTTCCAAAGCTCCAAGGTTAACTCAGCATCCCCCTCACCGTATTCTCCTACAAACTGTGCGGGCAACCGCCAAAGCTCTGCTTTTGGGTCAAACCCAAACTCTTTTGCCGCCTGTACAAGTCCCTTCTCAGACTTTGTTTTGGCAATGTAATCGTATCCACAAGCGTTCAGGCTGTAGCTAAAGCGGTTCTCATCTAACAGCGCGGCAACAACCATAGTATCAATTATGTTGCCATTAACCTCAAATCCTGCCGCTTTTAACCAGCCAAGGTCATACTGTGCGTTGTGCATTATTTTATCTGCGGGACAAGCAAGCACCTTCTTCATATAGTTGCTAACTATTCTCTCGTCTAAGTTACCTCCGCCCTCATGTTTAATAGGCAAATATGCTTTCCAACCATCTACGGCAATACAATATCCTGCTATGAACCCATCACCTCTAGGCCATCCCGGCCCTAAAGTTTTTAAATTTGGGTCACATGTCTCAAGGTCGATTGCAATCTCAGAACTTCCCGTTATATCCGGCAACTCTGTTGGGGGCGTCCATTCAACATTTAGGTTTGTTGACAAAAGCTGTAACTGTCTAGGTTGCATCTTCTTCCCCCGTGATAAACTGCAATCTATTTAAATAAAACTGTGCTTTAGCAAGGTCCTCTGCGGCCTTACCCTTATGCTCATAGCGCCACATGTATTTTATAATCACGCCTTGAAGATAGTATTTATAGCCGTCGCCTAATGCAGATTGTATGGCGTCTAAGCATTCCACTTTCCCTGCCGTGTAATGCTTTGGGTGATTGACCATATCGATCGGTGTGTTCATACCTGATAGCTCCTTAACCCATCAATTGGTGAAACAATGTAAAGATTTTCTTTGGCGCGGGTGACAGCCACATAAAACAATCTGTGTAAATCGTCCATCATTCTCTGCCCCTCAAGCGTGTTTGATGAAACCGCTTGGTCAGAAGCATATGATATATCGGTATATAAAACAACATTCGTTGCTTCTCCGCCTTTTGTACCGTGTATTGTGGATACCTTGATCCGTGGTTCGCGGTTCAAGTCTTCTCCTTTTCGAAGCAGCGCCGCAATATATGTTTTAAGGTCTTCTGGAATTTTATCCATGGCTCCGCCCCACGACATATCTTTAGTAGCGAGCAATCCAAAGTTGTTTTGTAGGGTTTCAAGATTAAACAGGTCGTTAGTTTCTATGCCAGATAAATTTTTAAAGCCACGTTTAATGCGGGTGCCGGATTTCATGTAGTAATACATGTTGCGGGCGGAGTTGGCATCCACTTCATCACCAGCTATGAGCGCTTCCCATGCGCTAAGTGCGCTTGCAAGCTTTTCGCTTATGCTACGGTTGCCGCGGTTTTCAAAGTAGTAACCATACTGCTTCATCTCCTCACAGATTTCATTCAGCATGTAGTTACATTGCGCTAACACCAGCCAATCCCCCTCCGCAAACTTATGCATGTCGGGCTGAAATACATTCTCCACTTTCCCTATGTCAGGCTTTGGCTTGTAATCTTTAGGTCTGCGAGTTTTTATTCTTGCGGCAATTCTATGTGCTATTTGGTGCACCTTCTGTGGTATTCGGTAGGATTGAGAAAGCACCTCTGAGCCCTCTTCTACGCCCAAGAAGTGCTCTACATCTGCACCCGCCCAGCGGTAAATGGCTTGGTCATCGTCCCCCGCGGCGTACATACGGGTGGCATTCTCATTTAGTATATGTGCAATTTCCCACTGCAACGGGGATAAATCCTGCGCCTCATCTAAGAAGACAAGGGAAAACTTCGGGCAGACCCGTGATCCGTGTTCCGTGAACCATTCTAAGATGTCTGTGTAATCATAAAGTCGATTAGCTTTTTTATATTTACGGTAGGCTTCATCTATATACACAACCGTGGACAGCGGCTCTTCTACTGAGCTTTCTTTATAGGTTACTTCTATGCGTTCTTTTTTAAGCCTAGCAAGCTGTATAAGTTGCATGAGCGGATTATCACGGGCGTTGGAGCCTATGTCTTCATCGTCGTTATTTGCTTTTGCGGATAGGTTAAAGCCTATTTGCA